GTAAGTACAAGCAGCGTCGTCCAGACCTACGCTTCCTTGCAGGCTCAAACCTAATTCAAGACTACTTGTACTCAACATCACAGAACATCCAGAACGTTAACCCACAAGATATTGCTTCAAGCATTATCCGTGGAGACCAGGGTGGTCTAGGTGGTCCAGCAGGATATGTGGCACCATTCGCATTTGGTATTCCAATTGTTGAAGTTCCACTACTTAAGGAAACACAGACAGGTTCATATGCAACACCAACAGGAGAGCACGGAGACGTCCACTTGACATTCCCAAATAACGTTGTTATTGGTATCAAGCGTGATGTAACTGTTTACCGCTTCTTCTGGCCAAAGAAGGACTCAATCGAATATACAATGTATACTCGTGTGGGTACCCAAATTGAGCAGGCAGATGCATGGGTAGTCGTAAAAGACGTTAAGGTTGCTTCTTAATTAAATAAGAAATAACTACCGAAAGGCCCCCAATTAATTTTGGGGGCTTTTCATTTTAATTTTATAGTGCTATAATTTATATACATACCAAAGGAGTATACACATGTCATTTGACACACTTAAGGTCAAAGATCTAAAGACATTAGCAGCGGACTTCGCAGTTGATGTTGATGGACTAAAAAATAAAGCAGATGTTATTGCAGCCCTAACAGAAGAAGGAGTAACTTGGTCAGTTTATCAAGGTACACTCAAAAACATAGAGAACGCAAAAGAAGATGCAGATGAAATTCTTCCTAGACTTGATCCAAATCAAAAGCTTGATGAAGATATGGTTCTTGTAAAGATGGATCGACCAAACTACAGATATGATGCACTTGGATTTACATTCACGATTGAGCACCCATTTGTAGCAATGAAGCCAGATTTGGCTCAAGAAATTTTTGATAAGGAGGAAGGGTTTAGATTGGCTACACCTAGAGAAGTACAGGAGTACTACAACTAAGCCTAATACATGGCAGAGATATACATAAACACAAGCACGGCAGCAACAACAAAACTTTACGTAAAAGGTGAAGCTGTAACGCCAACATCATCAGTAGTTGTAAAATTCTATGACATAACTGGAGATCCGCTTGTTTCACCACAAATTAGCCCCTCATCGATTGTTGCAACTGTAACAGCAGAAGCAAGCGAAGTTGATCAAGGATCCTTTAGTGCTTATCTGCCAGTGCAGCATGCAACAAGAAATAGAAAGTTTAAGTTAGTATGGGATTGGCAGTTCAACTCAGTTGAATACTCCACTACAACTTACCTAGATGTTGTTACTCCATACGTTGATATTCAAGAGGCAGCTCAAGAGATGGGTCTTGGTTCAGATGCAAATGATCCAAGTCATAAAACATACCAGGAATTAAAGCTAGCGGAAAGATATGCTAGAAACATAATTGATGGACATACTGGGCAAAAGTTTTATTTGCATGATGATAGCTTTTTTACGATAGGAAGTGATTCAGATACACTTTCAATGCCTAAAAAAATAAATCGGCTACATACGCTACATGCCAATGATGAATTGCTTATAGACAATATCAATAACATTAATAATGTTGGAATATCTGTTGAAAATACAGTAAGCGGTTTTGGAATAAGAGCAAGCCATACATCATTATTAGACAATGATGTATATATTGCAAATGGAATGGTTCCGCCATCTATCAATGATTTATCTCCAAATATTTTTAGAAGATCAAAGTCGTACAAGGTTTATGCAAGATTTGGTTGGGACTATGTACCAAATGAAATTAGAGATGCAGCAGTTGAACTAATGAAGATGTACTTTGCAAAAGATCGTATATGGAGAGAAAGATATGTTAAAAAGATATCTACAACAGACTGGGATTTTGAATATTCTTCAGAGGCGTTTGGCGGAACTGGATCTTCTTACGCAGATAAACTTCTAGCAGATTATGTTATAACACAAATGGTATTGGTATAATGTTTGAAATAGTTGATGGTTTAATGACCATGAAAATGGATGTCTATCGTCAATCTGAACGGCAAGATCCAAATACTGGTGCAATGGTTAGAGAGTTTTCTTATATAAAAACAATAGACTGCTATGCTAGAGGAGTAATTACAGAAAGCCGAAATAGATCTAACGATAGCCAAAAGTTTTCAAACAAGTATTCAAATAACCAATATATAGAGGTCAGAACATCTGAAAGGCTAACTGCCAGAGATAAGGTTAAAAATATTGTTGATGTTAATGGTAAACCAATTTGGTATGAGTTAAACTATCCAAACGATACCGACACAGTGTTTGATGTTATAGGAACAACTCCAATAGCAGAACCATTTGGAAATGTCGTTGGGTATAACTCATCACTACAAAGAGCGGAGAATCAGCAAATTGGCATCTGAAATTTTAGCTATTAAAGCAGCAAGCGGTCTAGTTAGCTTAATGTCTAACAAGCCCGCAAGCGGTGCTATAAAAGATAGCACAGTAGCTCAGATATCTGCAGCATTATTTTATAAAACAAATGTTATGGCAAAGCTAGCATCAAATCCTCAATTTCAATCTGCATTTAGAAATATAATTTTTGATCAGTTGCAAGTTGATTTTGGAGACTACATTGATGCAAAATCAAGAACTTCACCAAAGTCTTTTCACCACGTTTATGAGTGGGGTAGAATTGGCGAAGATGAAGCAAGACTATTTAAACTAAAAAAGCTACCAGCAGATGGACTATCTCTAAAAGTTAATTATGAATTGACTGACTCTAAATCTTTTGTACCATCTGAAAATTCTAATAATAAACATGTCTTTGTAAAAAAGGCTGAAATAATGGAGCAGGGAAAGACTGTAGTTATTGCTCCAAGATTTTCAGAAAGACTTGTTTTTGATATAGATGGATATACTGTATTCATGCCAAAGGGACAATCGGTTACTGTTAGAAAGCCAGGCGGAGCGGCAACTAAAAATGCATTTTTTGCACAGTATAGGTATTTCTTTACTGGACAGCTAGTCAACATGTCAATAAAAAAATCGGGATTTCAAAGATTATTTAACTCATCATTATCTAGAGCATTAGGTGTTCCAGCACAAGTTAGAACAGTTAAATATAGCTTCTCGCCAAATCAGCTGGCAAATGAAGCAGAAGCTGCCACATCAGCAGCATTTGCGAGGTTCGTAAATGGCTAATTATAAATTAGATTCAATGTTTGAAATAAGAAAGTTTTTATGGAACAGACTAACTTGGCTTGGCATATTTGACGAGAATGATTATTATTCAGACAACCTAGGCGAAGCCCTTATCCCAATAGTACCAGTTCAACAACAGCCAGAAATGAATCAATTCTTAAGCGGCAAGAAGCACATAGTCTACGACAAGGTAGGAATGTCCTATGAGAATAACTGGATGATATGTTGCGAGCAAATCCTATTAACCCTATATTCACCAGACATCTTGGATATTGTTGAAATAAGAAACTTCCTAACTGATGAATTTAGAAGAATGGATGAGTCTGCCAGAGATGTCAATAAATGGACGGGATTATCAGATAAGTTCAAGTTTCATAGCATCCAGGTAGCAGACATATCATCTACATCACCATCAGAAGAGATCCAAGGATTCTATGCAGCAGATGTAGTATTGGAGATAAAATACTCCAGAATACTGGATGGCAAAGGCAGGTTTGCCTAGTTTGCCTTTTATAAGCTAGTAGAGTAAAATTAGAACAGAGGAAAGGGCCTAGCCAGCCAAATATATATATTAATTTCATATGAAATCAGGAGGAAATACAATTATGGCATATCAAAATACAGGTGACGCTAAGAATATTCTTGTTGGCGCATCACCACTATTTTTGTCAGTAGAAGACTCAACAACATCAGGTTACAACACAAACATGGAAGCGGGACTAGCGAAAGCTTTCGTTGCAGATAAAAACCGTCTTGTACCAGCATTTGTAGAAGCAGAGTCTTATACTACAACACTAAACAAAGTTTTACCAGTTACAGCAGCTACACAACAGACAACACCAACAGAGGCAAACCCTCTAAAGGGTGCAGCATACCGTAACGTTGGTTACACAAATAACGGTCTTCAGATCAGTTACCAACCAACATACGATTCTGTAACAGTTGATCAGCTTCTAGATACAGCTAAGCTATTTAAATCTGCAATGCAGGTTCAAATTTCAACTGAAATGGCAGAAGGAACCCTAGAAAATATTCTTGCAGTATTTGGACAGAAGTCAGATACACTAAAGCCAAAGAAGGGTGGAACTCCAGAAGCAGTCCTAACAGGACTAGCAGCAGAAGATCACCTTGGCCTAGAAGCAGGTGCACTTGGTTCAGCTCCAACAGAGCGTCAACTAATTGCAATTGGACAGGCTCCAACATCAGAAGCAGCAGAAACTGAGCGTGTATACTATGCACGTCGTGTTTTGTCTGTTGAGCAGTCACAGTTCTCTTTGGCTCGTACAGCAGCAACAACATTCCCAGTAACATTCCGTCTTCTACCAGACGGTAATTATGCTGGTTCAGAATACGGTAAGATTATTGACCGTGTACTAAGACTAAACTAATTATATAAATAATTATAAGTAAAGCCTCCAAGAAATTGGGGGCTTTACTGTTGTATCCGTATAATGGTTATGCTATAATAATTTAGACGATCCTTAAGGAGGATAAATTGGCAACAACAGTATATGATGTAGAAGAGATTGAACTACAAAGCGGAGCTAAAGTAAAGCTCAAGCCATTATCAATCAAGCAACTGCGTAAGTTTATGGAAGTAATCAAGAAGGTTCAAGATGCGGAAGATGAAGCTGCTACTCTTGGAATTTTAGTTGAAGCATGCGGAGTTGCACTAGAAGTTCAGCTGCCAGATCTTGTTCAAGATATCGATAAGCTTGAAGAAGCATTAGATGTTCCAACAATTAATCGCATCCTTGAAGTTTGCGGAGGAATTAAGATGGACGACCCAAACCTAATAGCGGCAGCGGTACTGGCTGGTCAGAACTAGATTTAGCCGCTTTAGAAGGCCAAGTTTTTCTTTTAGGTCACTGGAAGAATTACGAAGAGCTAGAAGAAAATTTATCGATGCCAGAATTGGTTCAAACCATAACAGCGATAAATGAAAAAGAGCATAACCAAAGAAGATTCGCAGCATCTCTAAAAGGAATACAATTAGATGATGATGTAGAAGAAAAAGAAAAAGGTTCTACCTTTGAGGATATCCAAAGAAGAGCTCTTGGAATTAAAGCATCAGCAGATGATGTTGTTGGTTTACAAGGTCCCTTCGCAGCGCAAGCTGGATTTGGAATTGGCGCAGGGTTAGGATACTCTAGGAGTAATTAGTGGCTGACGAACAAATCGTAACCAGTATAGTCGCCAAAGCCGACTTGTCTAGCCTTGTGTCTGAAGTACACAGGGCTAGCGCTAGTCTACAACAATTACAAAGAGAGCTTCTTTCTTCAAACAGAGCAATAGCTGCTTCAACAAAGTTAGCAAATAACTTATTTAGAGATACACTGACTGGTAGTGGACAATACTCCAGCCACTTTGTAAACCTTAATTCTGATGTAGATAAGTTTGGTAAAAACTTAGACGCTGGTAGATTAAAACTTAAAAACTATTTTTCAACATTTAGAGAGCATGCTACAACACAAAAGGGCATGATCAGGGAGCTTGCCAAAGAGCAGGTAATGCTTCAGAATGCAGTACTTCAACCATTGGGTAGAAATGCTCAAGGTTTAATGCAGTACAATGTTATGATTCCTAGAGGTTTAGATGCTGTAAGAAATAGCGCACAACTAGCTCGAATGGAAATGCAGATAATGAATCGTGCATTGTCTGAAGGAGCAGGATCTTTAATTAACTGGGGTAAGAATACTCAGTGGGCAGGTAGACAGCTAACAGTTGGATTAACCGTTCCACTTACAATGTTTGGAGCGGCAGCTGGTAAAGCATTTAGAGAAGCAGATGCTGAATTAGTAAGATTAACAAAGGTTTACGGAGGACTAGCATCAACATCTGCACAAGATCTCAAAGCAATTAGAGAAGAAGTTGTGCAAACAGCAAAGTCTTTATCCCAAACAATGGGAGCCTCATTTAAAGATACAATTGCATTGGGTGCTGATATTGCAGCGACTGGAAAGATGGGCAACGATCTTTTAGAGTCAATTTCAGAAACTACTAGACTTTCTATTTTGGGTGAAGTTGACAGACAAGATGCTATGAAAGCAACTCTATCAATTCAAACAGCATTTAAACAGAATACAGAAGAGCTTACAGAATCAATTAACTTTTTAAACGCAGTTGAAAACCAGACATCAACTACACTTGCGGATTTAGTAGAAGCAATTCCAAAAGCAGGTCCAGTAATTCAGCAACTAGGCGGAGATGTCAAAGACTTAGCTCTTTATTTGACAGCAATGCGAGAAGGTGGAATTAATGCATCAGAAGGTGCTAACGCATTAAAGTCTGGACTTGCATCTCTTATAAACCCAACAAAACAAACTGTCGGGATGATGTCAGACTTTGGCATAGATGTTATGGGTATGGTTGCAAAAAATACTGGAGACACAACAGGCTTATTAACAGACTTACAAAAAGCTTTAGACAGCCTTGACCCGTTAAGCAAAGCAAGGGCAATGGAGCAAATGTTTGGAAAGTTTCAGTTTGCAAGAATGAGCGCCTTGCTTAATAACCTAGGCAAAGAAGGTAGCCAGACACTTCAGGTTATGGAATTGATGAAAGCAAGCACTTCAGATTTAGCAGGAATTGCTGAGCGAGAATTAGGAATGATAACGGAATCCGCTTCTGGAAAATATAGAAGAGCTATGGAATCCCTAAAAGCATCTCTGGCAGATATTGGAGAAGATTTCCTACCAGTTGCAACAAAGCTTGTAAATGCAGCAGCAAAGATATTAGACTTCTTTAGTAATTTACCATCCCCAATTAAAAAAGCAGTTACTTTCTTAGCAGGATTTACCGCATTAGTTGGACCACTTATTATGTTAACTGGTGTTCTTGCTAACTTCTTTGGATACATAACTAAGGGTATTGTTCAACTAAGAGCATTCTTTATGAAAGCTAATGGATGGAAGATGCTTACTCCAGAAATTATTGCCGCTCAAAAAGCAGCAGAAATGGTGGAGAACGCATTTTATTCAGATGCAGCAGCAGCTCAAGTTCTTCACAATGCATTACAAAAACTTGTTTTAGATTATCAAAATTTGCAAGCAGCTTCGATGAAAAATGCTGTTCCTGTAAACCCAGGAGTAAGTACAGTTGGCGGTGCACCAGTAATGGTTGCTGGAAGAAGAGTTGTTGACCCTAATGATCCTTATGTAGGAGATGTTAACACTAGAGCAATGTCTCACATTAACCCTAGAGATCCTAATAATCCTGCAACAATATTTGGTGGTGTTCCTGGCGCAGTTCCAGTTAACAGAGGAATATCAAGAACCCCTCAAGTATACATGCATGATAGACTTCCAAATATTGAAGGACTAACAAGTATAAAAGGAATATCGACAGGAATTGTTCCAGGAGAAGCAGCTAAATTTCACGCATTGATGGCAACACTTGGTATGCAAACCAAGCAAGAGGTTGCGGAATTAAAGAAAACAATTGCTATGGGTGGAACAGTAAGCAGAGAGCTACTAGACACATTTGATGACATATTGCCAATAACTCAAAGATTTGCAGATAGTGCAGCAACACAAGCAGCAGTAATTGTGCAGCAAATGAGAAATGCAGAAATAACAGTTGAGCAGGCAAAGGCAAGAATCTTAGCACTCAATGCACAAATAGAGGCAGACATGGGTACAGCGGTAAGCATGTATGCTGCAGGCCGAGGAAGAACGCTAGATTTAACAAGAGCTCCGATGATGGATCAACCAGTTGTTGATGCAAATGGTCAGTTTACACTAAGAGATCTTTATAAGAAAAAAGCAAATGCTTCTGTGATGGAAGAGTTTGGAAGACTTCGTGGAGTAAGAACATTCGGCGCACCATATAGTATTCAAACAACAAGAATGCCTAGATTTAATACTGGAGGAGACGTAGAGTCGTTTGGCCCAAATAAAACTATGGTGTCTGGTCCATCTTCAATTAACTATGACGATAGGTTGGGAGAGGTCCCTCTCGGTGGATATGTTTTAAATCAGCAGGCTTCCATGGATCCAGCAAATGCTGATTTGGTTGCTATGGCTCCATCTACTTATTTGAATAATGGTGGAAGCATTACCGCAGCTCTTACCCCACGGGAGGTTGTCTTTGGTCCACAAATTCAAAGAATGCCTGAGCTTTATGCAGCCGTAGATGCAGCAAATAGTGGATATAATTTCGGCGGGCAGATTATGGCTGGTATTACTGGATATGGAAAGAAAACATCTAATACTCCAGGAAGCAAAATGGATGAAAGACTGTTTAAAAAACAGTACAAGGAATATTTAAGATTTATTAATAACCCACGATATGAAGATGACATGAGAGTAAGAATGATCATGTTGGACGCAGCAGAACTATCTTATACAGCAAAGATGCCTATGGATCAAGCTATAAAGACAGCAACATCTAATTTTGATTCTGCTAAAATACAATCTGGTGGATCTGATGAGAAATTTGTAAAGATAAGAATTAAACAGGTACAAGATTTAGAAAAAAAGCATAAAGAGCTAAAAGTTAAAAATGCTAGAACTGCCGACACAAGCAGTAGCAAGGCTCTTAACTATAATTTAAACAAGGTCAGAGATGCAATGCTGGCTGACAAAAGCTTTGCTGCCGTCCATGATTTAATAAAAGATGTTTCCCCAACAACATTTAAAAATCGTAAAGGAATGCCAATCATCCAAGGATTGCATGATAGAGCACACTTTAGGCGTCGAGGTACACTTGGTTATATGACCAGCGGATACATGGGTCTTGCTGCAGTTATGCCTTCAGGAATAAATAATATAATGAGCAGGCTTGAAACTCTAGGACTATCAAGAGATGTTTTAAATTTAAATGCAGCAGATGCAAGAGAAAATTTTGCATTAGCTTTAAAGAAAACAGGTATGGATAAGTTTGCAACAGTAGACGATCTTTATGCAGCAGTTATGGACGACGGTAAGTTTAAGACCAAGGCGCAAATAGAGTCTGGTAATGTTGTAAGAGCAAATAGAAAGCAGAGAGATTCTTGGAGCATGTTCTTACGAGCTGCAGCAACAAGACAGAAATGGATTCCAGGAAGACCACCTAGACTTGTACCAGCTGGATACAACCTTGGCGGAATGATTCCAGGAGGGGCTATATCTAGAAATAGATTAAACTACGGCAACATCGCTCCGCTGCTTAGGTTATTAACACCAAGTCAACAGCTAAAGGTTTTAGGTCATGCCCGTGCAATGTCTTTTACAGGACGTTCTCCATACCCAAATACATCATATAGCCACATAATATCGCCAAGCACAGGTCGTAGTTTCCCTGTACCTGGAGTTGGTGGAGTTTATGATGATGATCAAAAGAACAGAGTGTTTTTTAAAGCGGTTCCAAATGAAAAAAGTTTAGTTGCAGAAACTCATGGAACAGCGATAGGAAGAATACTAAAAGTAATTACTCCAGTTCAAACTAGAAAAACAATTCCTAACCCACTAGATCCAACTGGAAAATCAAAGTTCCTTGGTGCAGAATCACCTTATGATGAAGGATTTATTAATCCTAATACATCTATACCTGGAAAATTTAGTCAAGATGAAGTTTTAGATCAGCTTATTACATCTCTTATTTTTGGAAATAAAGATTTATCAAGAGCAAATGTTCATGGAAGACGACTAGCCGATGTTGGAAATGGAGGAGTATTAGCTAAGGCATCTATGAATGATGACTATGCAAAAACAATGCCTTCTATGGAAGAGATGGCAATGATCAATTTGCTGCAAGTTCGTGGAGGGGCTAGAAAAGATTTTGCTCATGACACCGCTCCTATTATTGCACAAATGACTCCAAAGCAGTATGGGGATGCCATAAGAGAAAAAATGAAAGCGGCTTATCCAGAACTAAAGAAATATATACTTGCTATTCCTAAAAAAGAAAGAAAGCCTTACTTAGCTATGCTTGAAAGGTTTGAAACTGGCATGGATGTCGATTGGGCCAAATATCATTCTATGCATGCTAATCCTAAATTTAATGCTGGAGGACCAGTTGGTGGAGGTCCAGTTCAAAGAAACAGATATGCTTATGGACGCAAAAAAGATGGATCAAGAAGACTAGGTAACCCAGCTGCAAGAGCAGCGCAAGAAAGAGCAAGAGCAGAGAGATCTGCAGCTTATAACCCAAGCAGCGGATCTTCATATACAGCGACTGGAAATCCTCAGATGCAGGTAGCACGTGTTCCGTTTGTTGGAGGAACTGGAGTTCGTGGTAATGCTTACACTGGAGTTCCTACTGAATCTATGGCCAGAACAGTTGGTGTGATGAGACTTGCACAATTCCCTCATATGAATATGCCAACAATGCCAATGAATATTCCAGGAATAGGTAACACGTCAGCAATAACAGCAGCATTTGCATCAATGGGAAATTCAATTAAAAGAGATTCAATGCAATTAGCAAAAGCTATAAAATTTAATGCACAATATATCTCTATGTCAACTAAAGAAAGTGCAATGTCTATTGTTAATAGAACAAAGTCTGCAGCAAATACAGTAATGACTTATACAAAAGCTATATCAAGTCAAGTTCTGGCTTCATCAAAAGCACAAGTTTCAAGACTTAAATCAGCTGGTTCAAGGTTTTATAATTCAATTGTAGCTGAGCAAAATGCTTACGCAGCAACAAGATATCCAGTTGGACAAGCCCCACCACAAGGATTTTTTGGCCCAGGCTATGTTGGTAAATATAAAGATTTAGGTGAGGGGCTACAGTCTAGAAAAGTAGGAAGCCTAGGTTTTAGAAGAACAGAGTATCTAGTTAATGGCGTAAGCATGACTGCAAAGCAGGCAAAAGCAGAGGGAGTTAGAATACCTCAAAGAGCCAATGGAATGAGCGTGGGTGCTCAAATGGGAATTGGTATGGCTGGATCAATGGGTGGCATGGCATTGATGCAACAAGAAAAGGTAAAGGTTTTTGGAACAGAGATGTCTGGAATGACTGCTGGAATGGGATTAATGGCTGCTACATCAATAATTCCAATGCTCCCTTTGGCAAAAATGCTTGCTGGAATTAAAGCTGGTGCAGCTTCAGCTAAAGCTGCAATACAGGGATTCTCAATGACAATGAAAGGCCTAAGAGCAGGAATTGCTTTACTAGCCAGATTTGCAAAAGGCTTTGGCCCAATTGGAATAGCTATAACAATAGCAACAGCAGGATTTAAAATTTATAAGGCAATTCAAGATGACTGGCAAGATGCCAGAATGGGTCTTTCAATGACTGCAAAAGCTGCAGAACAGGCAGGAGTGAAATACTTTAACTTGCAAGAAACAATGCAAGGCTATCTAGATAAGCAAAAAGCTGTAGCAGTTGCAGCTAAAGCATCACAATTTAATTCAATAGGAATGCCTGGACTTCCTAAATCTGTAGAAGATGTAAAAAAGGCTAAAGAAGAAGGAAAGGCCTTAAAAGAAGTTATTGAGTCTATTAATAGATCAACTAGTACAGAAGAAACAAAGAGACTTCTATCAACTCAAAAGGCTCAATATATTGCAGGCGGAATGAGTGTTGAAGAAGCAAACAGAAAGCTATATGGGGCATTGCTTAATAGTAATAAGGCTATGCAGGCATATGACATTCTAGGAAACAGTGCATTTGGAAAAATTGTAGACAAAGCAACGGCTGCAGAGTATGCTGTTGGAAACTTGATAAACACATTAAACAAAGGCTCAGGAACAGCTGATTGGTATAAAGAGGTTGCTGTAGGATTTGAAGGATTGATAAATACTTTCCAGGCAGCAACATCAAGCTTAATTGGAACAAAAGATGCAATGGGAAATGTTATAGATGATTATAAGGCTTATGACATGGTCATGTCTAGTTCAGAAAAAATGTATCCAGGGTTTACTGCCCCAATTGGTGAAGAGGCATATGATAACCTTAGCAAGACAAACAAGCTGTTGGCTGGAATTGTAACTAAATCAGATAGCGTAAAAAGTATATTAGCAAAATGGAGTTTATTTACATCTGGAGTTAGTTATGATTTAAGTAAGATTGGTCCAGAGTTGGCAATTCAGTTAGCTGGATTTTCTGAAGCAGTTGGATCAGGAATTACTCAATTAACTAAGGCAGGTGGAGACGCTACTACTTTTGGAAAAGTTGGGTCTGCTTTAGAAAAATTGAAAAAGCAAGTAAATGCTGTTAGCGCCGCTTCTCAAAGGGCTGCAGCTGCAGCTCAAAGAAGCGCACAAGAAGAATTAAAGCTGCTTGATAAAAAACTTAAAGCTATTGATGATGAAAAAAATAAAAAACTAGAATCTTTAAGAGCAACTCAAGAGGCATCAAATTACGCATTAGAGTTACAGAAACTTCAGATTGAGTATGCTGATGCTGTTTCTCGTGGAGATATGGCAGCAGCAAATCGTGCCCAATTAGAAATAGACCAGCTTACTTTAAACAGACAGTCAGAACTTGCTCAAAAAGCAATTGAAGATGCAGCAAATAGGGCAAAAGCTCCTATAGAAAAATCTAAAAATGCTATACAAGATAAAGCTGACAGAGATAATAACGCTAATCAAAATGCTACAGATAATGCAGCACAAGCGGCAGAAGTTTCTGAAAAGCTAGTTGGCTTCCAGCAATCATATAATGAGTTAATTGAGCGTGGAATAAAGGCAAAGCTTATGCCAGACCCAGAAAGAATAAGAGAAGAAAAGAAAGTGCAGGAAGGTCTCCTTGCACTAGCCAAAGAACTTCAGACAGCTGGAACTGGAAACACAGCACTTGCTAAAGCAGTTCGTGAAGGATTCCAAAAATTAAAACTATTTGATAAAGATGGAAATCCTGTAAGCCTTACAACAAAAGCGCCAGCAACAACTGGATCTGGAATGCCAAAAATTGGTCCAGATGGAAAAGTTGTAACTCCATCTCCAATAATAAACCCAGATCTTCTTAAGCAATTTAGTAAAGATATGTTGGCAGTATCTGATATTGCAGAAAAAATAACTGGTGGTAAAACTAACTTAGATAGACTTAGAGTAGATTTGCTTCAAGCTTTAGGAGTTAATCCAGACAAATTATCAAAGACTGGTGTTGCTGGAAAAACTACTGGAACAGGTTTGCCAGGAGATCCTAAAAAATATTTTGATTCATCTGGCAGAGAGATATCAGAAAAAGAATATAAGAGTCTACCAGTAGGAGCACCTAAAGGCGCAAATGGTGTATCTGGAGAAACTTATATAGTCCCTATAAAAGGTCTAAGCAATAGAGAGTTTACAGGATATCCCGATGTTAGCTTAAAATTTGCTAAAGCAAATGGTGGCAAACTTACTTTCCAGGATACAAACGGATACATTTACTATTCAAATGGTAAAGTTACGAAGGATGGAAAAACAGTTGGCGCATGGCTTGCTGCTCTACCAGGTGGAAACGGAAGATTAAAGTCTTACCATGAAGGCGGAAAAGTATTTGGCGAAGGAACTGCAACATCAGATTCTATTCCAGCAATGCTTTCGGATGGAGAATATGTATTTAGTGCAAAGGCTGTAGACGCTGCTGGCGGACCAGATGTTGTTGACAACTGGCACAAAGCACTTAGAAGAGCAGATGGCGGACCAATTTATCCTTTAGGTAAAAAACCAAAGTCTGCATACAACTCTAAGAATCAACCTACTGGAAGTCCTTACGGAAGATACTGGGGAGAATTAGAAAGACTATATCAAAGCTCACCAATCGGTTTTGATAAAAATGGAAAGCCTATATTTAATAATGCTGGAAAAGATCCATGGGGCGGAGTAGAGATACCAGGACTTCCATTTAGTGGCAAGGTAGGACAATTCTCAGATTACTGGCATCAGCTAGCAGAGCAACCAAGAAAGTATAGCGGTCCTGGAATGGGTCTTGACAAGGATCCAATGCGTTACGCAGGCTCTGGAGCTTCTATGGGAGGCATTGGAAACGGTGCTTACGGAGTTGGTCCACTTATGTTCCACGCAGGTGGGGCAGTCGGTCATAAGCATGATGTAAATCCAATTACAAAGGCATTTAGGTTCTTTAAGAATGCAATGAATAATGGAACAAATCCAGCATCATCAATGATTATGGATATTATAAATCAGGCAGGGTACTTAGGGCAAACTGGCCTAAGCAGCCTGACAAAGGGCATAGTTCCTAAGCCTACTAAAGTCCAAGATAAGGATTTCCAAGAGTTTACAGGAATACCTTCAATATATAGATCTGTCACTAATAAAACAGATGAGGGCCCAGTTGGACAAGTTGATCCTACTGCTGGAAAGATTGTAGATTACGCTGGGGCATTAACATTTTTAACTCCGTGGCGTTCATCTAGTCGTATGGCTGCAAATGCCGCAGCTTCTGCAGCACTACCAGCAGCTCCACCATTATCACCAATCGAAATGTTCAGAGGACAGTTTGATAGTTTTGATGTAAGTGGGTTACCAAAAGGCACTATGAGCACAGGACCAAGAGTAAAACCTTGGGAATATGAAACATACAAAAAAATACTTGCAAGACATTATTTAGCGAAAAAACCAGACCCAAGAACATTGACTCAACACGAAGTCGCAGTTCTTGCACACCAGAAGGTTCCTGGCTTTGAAGGGTTAAGGGTTCATGACGAATACACTGCAGAGTCAATTGCCGACAGCTTAAAGTTAAGAGCTACCTTTAATTACACTTCTCCATTGACGAAATCGGTATCCACAGTAGAAGAGCTTTTAAGCAAGTCTTTATTTCATGGTGGAAACCTACCAACGGTAGATGGAAAAATTGATTTAAAAAATAGAACTGGATTAAACAGCTGGTACGGCGGTCAGATGTTTGCCGCAGAAGATTACAAGCAGGCCTTAGCATACCTTATGAGATCTCCAGAGAATACAGTCTATTCTGTTACATCTGCATTAAAGAAAGAAGATGTAATAGACCTTAGACATAATGCAAACACGCTAGCTTCACAGCAGCCTTATGTATTTGCAAAATTACTAAGAGACATAGAGTCTGGTAAAATTGCACTTCAAGACCATCAGTCAAAGGACTATGTTATACAAATGTTGATAGGTCAAGAGGGTGGAAGATATCCACGTGCTGCAGGCTCTGGAGCACTTAGAGATAGAATTTTCCAAAGATACTTCCAAGACATTTCTCCATGGTTAGCAGAAAACGGAATAAAGGCAATTATTCATAGAAATGGAACAAGAGTTGCTATCCCAGAAATAGGAAAATCCGTAGCAGATAACCCAACTAAGGTGCAAGATTTTAGCGAGCTAGGTACCGATGCAATAGCCTACACCACGGTAGAAAATTCAATTGCACAAATACAAAAGCATACTATAACTGGCCAAATGGTTAAGGATCTTATTGAAAAAATGGGCAAGGGACAACTACCCTCCTCACTTGAGTCACAAATACTTGCAATGCTTAGAAATCCTACATTAGTACCTCATAAAGCATTAGGTGGATTAATTAAATCAACAGGAATGAGACTACCTAAATTTGAGGCGGGAATCAATATGGTTCCACAAGACATGCTAGCGTTAATTCATAAAAATGAAGCTGTGATCCCAGCCAATATGAATCCATTTAATCCAAATGCTAAATCTTCAGCAGTAGCATCAGGATCAGTATATAATATTAATGTAGAGCTAAATGGAACTACAGTAACAGCAAAAGACGTTGCAATGGAAATACATAGAGAAATGAGAATTAAAGAAATGGCATCTGGAGTAAATAGAAAGGTTGGTGGGTGATGAGTTTTCAAAATCTATCTAAAGGGTCAATATTATACATAGAAGCACCAGACCCATTTGCAATTGATTCAGCTACTAACACATTTGACTACAAAGGAGCAACAGTAACTGCTCCAGGAAACACATATGATGCTACAACTGCAACTAGAAACGGCCTTGCATATGCTAATAAAACAACTACGACAAAGTTTAGGAGAGTTACTGAGCACAATAGAGGCCCACTGACATTAGATAACACTAGAATTGAGCAGTCAGCCAGAATGTCAAATGGAACTATGAGAAAGTATTTTATTGCAGACAAGATAAGTGTTAGCGCTTCTTGGGACATGCTTCCTTCTTTTAGAAACGAAACAGTTGATGGTGGCTGGGGAGCGGAAGATATAAAGAATTTTTATGAAAGCGCAGCTGGTAGAGGAGCATTTAAAATAAAG